TCTTTAATAAATTTACCATCAAGGGTATATTGTAATATTGTTCTTGATCGTTTATTATCTATACCTTTGGGCTGTGGCGTACCTTTTTTACTTTCACTAATTTTCTTTCGTGTTAAAGGATTATTCATATTGCCTGTTTTGGTAACCCAATGCAAATTTACAGCTCTATTATCGTCTTTAATAGCGTTTATGTGGTCAATGTCCGGCTTATTACTTGGGTTGGGAATAAAAGCTAATGCTACTAATCGATGAATGGCTTTTCGCTTATATTTTTTGTTCTTATATAAACAAACGTATGTATAACTATGTATTTTTAATGGTTTTAAGATATGTTCTTTCATCAACCAATCTACCGAACCGTTAAAGCAATATTTAGGTAATGCCTTTACTCTACCTAAATTTGATACTTGGTATAATCCTTCGTACCCTTCAATGTCTTTCCAAATTTCGTCCATATTCTTTTTTGCTTTAAAGTTAATAAATAAAAGGCAGTCTTTATGTCGTGCGAAGACTGCCTTTGAGTAATCGTGTATGGTTAGTTTTTAAATATCAGCTTATACAAACCCGAAGTCGGTGACGAGAACATTGGTGCACGTCCGGCTATTACCATCCGTTTGCGTTCTTCTGGAAATACGTCTTTCAGCTTCTCAATATTGCTTTTCAAACGGTCTTCTGTAAAAATACAACCGCTTGCCTCTTCAAGCATGAAGTCGTTAATCACTTTTATTAATCCCTGTACATAAAGGTTATTCATGTCAATTACTAATTCTTCTGTTTTCATATTCGTTATATTTATGTGTTTATACTTAATTTCGTTTACCACTGTTATTATGAGATTTTAACAAGGTTGCATTTCTTGAAACAACGCCATTCTTCTTTTTCAGTGTCAAAGTACACCTGGCAATTATCAGCCGTTTTCTTTGTACCTTTTGTTTCGGGTACTCTGTTTTCCAAGAGAGTGCCAAAGGCTTGACGTAGCGTACCGTCTGTCTTTTTGAAGTAAAACTCTACTATCTTCACTTTCAAAGCCGCTTTCAGTTTTAAATTAGCCCATGCGCATTTCAATGCCTCACTCATTGAATAACCGTTCTTGCGAACGAACGACCATGCCATTTGCATAACCTCTTTCATCTGACTTCTAAATTTTGTGCTCATACTCTTATATAATATATTCTATTTTTATATGCGCAAATATAGATTA